TCCCTCGGCGGTCGAAAAATGTCAGCGGCCACCGCTTCGGCAGCTTCCATCGACCGCGCTCGATACTGCTCCCGACGGATCGCCTTTGTGATTCCGGCCCGTAGACTCACGGTGATCTTATAGATCGGGCGGGAGTACATCTCGTCAGCTTCTGCCAACAGTGCAATCTCAGCCCTCTCCGGTACGCTCAGGAGTCGACCGCGACTTACATGGCGCCACTTGCTCCGCTGCTTCTCGGTCGGTTCAAGGACGGTAACCGTCACTCTTCTGGCTCCTCCTCGGCATCAACGTCTTCGAGGATTAACTCGACGGCCTCTTCGATAGCCTCGGCTTCGTCTGCCCCTACAGGAGCCTCGGCGGGCGTCTCGACCTCGATCTCTGCTCGTCCGGTAGACGGCTCGGGCGGACTGCATCCGAGCGTTAGAACGGCAGCTAGTACGGCGAGCATTATCATCTTCATCTCGTCCTCCTTACGCCCTCGCGAATTGAACCTCGCCCCTCGATGGGTTGAGGTAGGTCGCCGCCCAGACGAGAGCGTCCAATCTATTCGGCGAGTCCGGAGATCCCGGAGTCCAGTTACACATCTCATCTTCAAGCTCGGGAAGCTCCCCGACGATATGACCGCGACCCTGCTCCCAGAGAGCCGCGACCGGCTCGGCGCGGATCGCCTTGCCTCGGGTGGCCGTGACCTTCTTCACTGGGATTGTAGGCGAGACGACCTGGATCGTCGCCTTCACCATGTCTCCACCGTAGTTCGTCTCAGCGATCACTCGATCACCGCGAGCCTCGGCGAAGCATGAGGCGACCTTCGCTGCCCACTCGGGCGGTAAGCCCTTCATCGAATAGTCGAGCGTCACGTAGACATGACCATCAGCAGAGAGCCCCGCTGCGACGATCCCGCACTCGTTCGTCACTGAGCCAGGAGGGTCGACACCGATGGCAACCCGGACAAAGTCAGGGAGCGGTTCCGCCTCGGTCGGCCTGATCCGAGTCCGCGAGATCATCTCTCGCGTCCAGAGGGCTCCCTCGACGTCCTCGATCAACTGCCCCTCGACCTCTTGCATCCACAGCCGAGTCCCTTCGTACCGCTTCAGGATCGTCTCCCGAAAGAGCGGCGAGAGGTTCTCCAGGTTGTCGAGCGTCGAGCCTCGGGTGATCGAGGTCCCCGGATCTTCCAGCAACTCTCGAATCCACTTGAGGGGTAGCGGCGTCGAGGTAGCGAGGACACGAGGACGAAGACCAAGTCGCATAGTCAGCATGAGGTTGTCCCACGCTGCCTTTCCTCGCTTCCAGGATCGGATCTCATCCGCCCATGCTAGGTCGTGAGCATAGCCTCGGGTCTGCTCCGGGTCCTCGGCGGAAAACGCTGTCGCGGTCGCTCCATACTCCGGCCAGGAGACCTGCCGGCGTGACGGTTGATACTTGACCCGCATTCCCTCGGCTCTCGACGCTGCGAGGAGCCCGGATTCGTTCTCGATCATCACATCCCGGACGTCCGCCGCCGTGTCTGCTATGAGTGCGATATCCATCGCTCGTCCAGCCTTGATCTCATTCGCCACGTAGCCAGAGCCGCCCCAGGTCTTCCCGAGCCCTCGACCTCCCATCATTACCCAGACCGCCCACTCTCCCTCGGGCGGTCGCTGCTCGGGTCGAGCGAGTACGGACCATTTCGGCGTCCGACGGCGACCCGCCTCGGTGAGTACCTGCCTCGACACTCCGGAGAAGATGCGCCCGGGTAGGTCCTCAATTCGGACGATCGTCGTGGCTAGTCTCCACCTTACCCGAGATGGCTCGGACCTCCGTCTCGAACATCTTGAGAACCTCCTCTAGTGTTGAGCCAGAAGCCACGCCCTCGACAAGATTCCGACCTGCCTCGATGTAGGCGTCGGAGAACTCCTCAACCTGGGTATGGGTAACGATGTCCTGGCGATCTGTTTGCCCAAGCCAATTCGGTTGCTTCCCGAGCCATATCTGCATGGTTGGGCTCGGGGCTGCCCCCGGCTTCCCAGGAACCACGATATCGCCCTGATCATTCTTCACCGCCTCGACCGGCTCCTTCCCCTTGGCCGTCACCCACTGAAGCCTCCGCAGAGAGAGCTTCGCCTCGGCTTGGCCCTTTTTATAGGCTGTCGCAAAAGCCCCCCCCTCCTGTATGCGCCGAATGATCGTGTGGCGACTCACTCCGAGTACCGCTGCCATCTCCTCTTGGGTACACATGACCCTCGCCAGTTCCTCGACCTGCTTCGAGCTAATTCGCTTGCGAGGGCGATGAGGAGCCTTCTTCTTCCTCGACGCTACCTTCTTCGCCTTTTGGGTCATAGGCGGGTATCCCTTCGAGAGAATCTGGGAGGGGCAGGGCCAGAAAGGAGAAGTCCGGGAACAAGAGCCCGGTGCGGGTCGGCTTGCCCGTCAGAATACAATCGCTGCCCCGCCCCTCTGAGCGTCGGCCAGTTGCAACAGGTAGATCAGCACGTCGGCGCATTCGTCTGCGATGTGGTCGGATTCTTCGACCCACTCATCGCCCCACAGAAAGCACTCAAGCAATTCTCCAGCCTCGACGCTGAGCGCCTGCGCTAAGTTCTGTGGCGTGTGGAACCGCTGCCAGTCTCGCTTATCGCGGAAACTACGCAGTTGGATTTGTAGTGCCTTTATGTTCATCGCCCGCTCCGGCTAAAGCCTGCCGATTTGTGGAAATTCAGCCGCTATACCCTTATGGTCACCGTTAAATGCAATGATGATGCGCTGTTCACGCTTTGGCCACTTCCTGTGTTGGAGGGTTTTCTTCGCCTGCGCCAATCGGGTAAATTCGGACTCAAGGTAAACGATCTTGTTATAGACCGTAAGACCCTGTTGCTTGAAGAAGATTTCGGTTTCAGCTTCGTGGCAGTGGTACGCGCCTTTCGGGTCGCGGCTGTCGCCGGTCATGATTGCAATGAACCTGTTGTCGCGTAAGTGGTCGAGCGCAATCTTGTACCCGTCGAATAGCGTGTCGCGGAATTCCTCGTATGTGCCAAGTGAGTTGATCTCGCCCTCTGGGATCTCACCGTCATAATCGACGTATCGCTCGATCCGGTAGTAGGGCGGGCAAGCGAACACAAGATCGAATTCGCCGTCGGGTTCGTACTTTGAACTATCTGCTTGCACCCACTCGACACCCTCGAATTGCGAACAGAGTTTGTTGTTCGCGTCGCACTGGTTCTGGCGTATCTCGCTTGCGAGGTATTGATACCCGTTTGCGCCCGCAACAAAGCCAAACTGAACACCACCACCAAACGGGTTATACACCCGACAGGCAGCGCTTGGCGTCAACAGACGGAGAATAACCTCACACGCTACCGGGTCGAGCGCGGATGCATTTGCGTTGTGTGATCTACCAGTGACGACGTTCGAGAATCCCGACTCGCCTTGCCAACAACCTTCACGGCTTGCCACTCGCGGGTTCGGAACGCCGACCTCCTCTCCAACACCATCAAGTTTCTCGTTCCACTCCTTCTTCAGCCGCCGCCAATCGCCCTTGACGCTATCCCAGACGTTCGTCATGGCGATGTGCGCGAGTGTTTTCATGCGATGGTACGAATCTTCTCCAGCCAACATATACTCAAACCCCGAACGCTTGAGGTATGTCTTGAAACCCAGACCCTCGAATTGTGCCGGTGTCTCGAACTTGCTTTTCGGATTGACCGTCATCAGCATTGGCAGATTGGCTTCGTTGCACTGGGTGACCTTCTTCGCCATCTCTAGATACAGTTCTGGGGTATGTACCTCGGGCTTGATCACGGATTGCAACAGGCAGAACTCGCCCACTTCGCGGTTGTCTTGAAACGTAAAGAAGCCAGCGAACTCCCCGCCACATAGAAGAATGATCGCTGAGTGGATCTGCATATTCTTGCGCGCTGCTCGATGGGCGATGCCATCTTCAAGGGCTAGCGTCGCAACCTGTTCCTCAAACCCTGACCCGATGACGCTCTTAACGTATTGAAACTCGACTTCACCATCGGCGATCAATCCAGATTCGCTTTCAACTGCTGGAAACATTTCGGTTTGTGCCACTATTACCCCCC